TTGAGAGGCGATAACTCGTGGGCCACAGTAGCTGGAGGCGGTGGCACAGCGTCAGATAGTTTTGCTACAATTGCAGTAGCGGGGCAGAGTTCAGTGGTAGCGGATTCGTCTACAGATACATTGACATTGGCGGCTGGCACAGGTATAACACTTACAACCGATGCTAGCACCGACACCATTACTATTACTAACTCGGGCTCAAGTCAAAATGCTTTTGGTATATTGGCTGTAGCAGGGCAGTCGAGTGTTGAAGCAGAATCTCCAGGAGATACAATAACATTGGTAGCAGGCACTGGTATTTCACTAGCCACCAATGCTGGCACAGACACTGTGACAATCACTAGTACCGTATCAGCAGGTGCTACAGCGTTTACCGGACTAAGCGATCGTGCAGATCTTACTATAGATCAGTTTTATCTACAGGCTATAACAAGACTTAATGTGACTAATAACGGCGCATCTGCATATAGATTTGATCAGTATGGGACCACAGACGATCCTACAATATATGCCATAAACGGAACTACTATAGCATTTAATTTACAGGCCACCGGCCACCCGTTCTTGATACAGAATAATGCGGGCGTTAATTATGACATTGGGCTGGTTCACGTTACCACAGGAGGCACAGTGACTACAGGATCATCTGCACAGGGCAAAGATTCGGGAACGTTGTATTGGAAGATTCCAGATAGTATCAGCGGAAACTATAGATATCAGTGTAGTGCCCATGCTGCTATGGTAGGCACAATTGTAATTAAAAACTTCTCTAGTATTTAATTTTGCTGCGCCTGTGCCCAGTCTCTGATTCTAGTTTCTAATTTTTTTCTTATAGCTGTGATATCCTGCTTCATTTCACTGCCCATGGTAGGCAGCTGACGACTGTAGATCATTTCCATGTGCATGCTATCTAATTTTTTTATTTCTGCAACAAGTTTGTTCAGCAGTTGTTGAGATTCCTGTTTGACTGCGCCATCAGGCATGGTGTCGATGGCTGTGCTATATCGCTCATAATCTTCCTGGAATCTACTAGATTTTTGTAACAGATTTGACATTTTCTAACTCCAATATGGTTTCTATTTTCACACGTATTACCTGATTATTTAATGTGGTTCGCAGTCCCGAGTGTAATTGTTTGGGAAGGCAATCTAAATCAGCCCAGCATATGGTTTTTGATGCCAGAGTTAAAAACTCTTGATCGACCACGCACACATATGTGCCATACTCAAAACCACGATCTTCAGACAGATACAGTTCAATAGGAACTATACGGCCTTGAGCATATTGCGTTAACAATGCATCTGCATCTTCTAGAAGGCTGTTATTACGTTGAAAGGTAGGCACGGTCCATCGCTCATCATCTAGGATCAGCAGGATGCGACCTGTGGTTTTAGCTAAAAATAATAATCCGGCACGCTGTTGCATGCAGATACTTATCCGCCTATAGTCTTGAAGTTCCACTCTCCTGGCAGATACTCACCTTCGAATGCTTTGAGCCATTGATTACCATCCCATTTGTATTTGATGCCTGTGCGGATATTTTGAATATGGGTAGGTGAGAAATCTTCACCTGCAATAGCTGCATCTTCCAGCGTGTGGTCTTGAGGATCCCAAATTGTGGCCCAGGTCTGACCAGTCCACTCTACAATGGAATTGGCTGTGATCACAGGATCGGTACCATCTTGATTTTCCCATGATGAATCGTTGTTGCTAGGATCACGCCAGGCCTGCGGACCTCTATATGGTATGTTTGTGCTGTCTGCAGGATTAGAAGGAAGATTAATATAACCTCCACGGTTCTCGCTGTTGTTGACATCGTCTAACATCAAGAATCTCAAGCCCAGTGGTATCTGTGCATGTGATCCATAGACCTCTAAAGGATTATACTTGTAAGGATCTATGATAGCATCTACCGTGCCTCTAGCAGCTATGCCGGGAATGCCACTGGCAATGTCGTCATTGGCAGGATATGTGTCTGCATCTAAGGTCACGGTGAGCACGGTCTGGTCCAAGGGATTGATCACAAATGTGCCTACTATCTCATAGCCACTGGCCTTTTGAAACCATATTTCACTGCCCGGCACATAGCCGCCTTGTATCTCTAGAATCTTTGACCATTCCACTGGTTCGCCATTTTTAAATTCTTTCTGACTTAGCCCTAGCGACTGCACAGCATCTAATGGATTCACTAGTGTGAGATCATATTGGTTATCGTTGACTGTGCCTGTGTTGGATTTGAACAGCAACACTCTGTAATTACCATAAGTTTTGGTAACTAGGGTCATACTGGATTGTGAAGTATTGTATATTAGATCTGAAAGATCTATCACATCACCTTGATCTGTAAACACGTTGGCCACAATGCTTTGAACTATGCCTAGCTTTTTGACCTTGGCCGGTGGTGATATGAACACAGGCATTTCAAAATCAAGACTGCATATGTCTATGTCTGATTCTGCGCCCTGCGGTATTGTCCTACTGGAAAAATTAGTGCCGGTTAGATACATGGCGCTGAGACTGGTCCAGTCGATGTAGTTGTCTGTGGTTTGCAGTTCCAAACTGGGATTAAACAGCACCAGTATCTGTTCTAACAACTGTAATTTTTGATCAGTGTTTGTTGTCCATATATCAGCTTTCATGGTCAGCTTGAATGGAGTAGGCATGAGTCTTTCAACAGTATAGCTGCCGCCTTGTGCGCCCGAATATTCTCTTGTGCCGTTGGCGTCTGTGAATCTGCGTTCTCTCACGTGTATCTTAGACACAAATGTAGGATCACTGAGTCTGTTGGTATCCATCTCAATGCCTGTGATATAACACGCTATTCTCGGCACAGTAGGCATTTTGTTTTCAGAATTGTCTTTGATGATGCTGGCTACCTGTCTGGTCAAATCGCCATACATCACCGGTATCTGTTTTTGCTCACCGTCTCCTGCTTGATACTTGAATCCAATGAACACACGCATGAACTGTGTGACATATCGTCGTATCTGTCCGTCGTAGTAAAAATCCATTATAGGTCTGCCTCAGGTCTTAGAGCCTTGCTGAGACTCTGTTTTTCTTTGACTGTGTGTCCGTCTATGGTGTTCACAGTGGGGTTATTAATGAATGTAGATTTTTGTGTCTGACGCATATCCTTGCCTGCAAACGGTTTATCAGCTGCTACATCGCTGGCTCCGAGATTGCTCATAGTCGTTCTCACATTGTCTTCAAACTTGCGCCATCTTACTCCGTCAAATCTAAACAGTCTGTTAGGAAGATAATCTGTTCGCAGTGCAAATTGTCCATTAACAGGATTGTTGGGGAATGAAATACCAGCGGTAAATGGAGCACCGTTGGGAGGTAAACCGTCTTTGGTTAGATAACCTTCATAGCCATCCCCGTCAGCAGGTAAAATTACACTGCTGGCAGTCTGACCAACATATATTGCATTACCAGCCGAGTCAAATTGGGGAACTCCATTTTCATCAGTGGCCTGTGTTTGTGCATCCACTGTCACCAACGATGCATCCACGCTGGCTAATTCTGCGGTACCGTCGTCGGTTCGCTGTAGTGTATAATACTTGCTGGTGTCGTAGCCGCTGCGTGGTGCATCTGCTTCTGCTTGATCTAATACCGCAGCAGTGATCTGCATTTCTTTTTCGTAGGTACTGATTACATCTCGTAGGGTGTCTGCTAGTGCATAGTAAGGATTGTTTACCGGTCCGGGCGGTTCTATTCCGGTGACTTCTCGGATGACTTGATATTTTTTGCCATTGTCAGCTAATACAACATCGCCGGGATAATAAGTTATGGTTGAGTTATAAGTGCCTTTGTAGAATTCTCTGTCTGCAATATCATCTAGTATCTGTTTGAATTCTTGGCTATCCACTAACGGCTTGCACTTGGCACGATATAGATGTGGATACCATGTGGCTGAAAATCCTTCCGCTGCTCTACTAACTTCTTCTATGACAAAGAAACGTTTTAGTGCAAAAGTTAAATCATTCAAAGCATATTCGTCTTTGAGATGCGGCAGTTCTATCACATCTCCTGCTATGATTTTACGACCTAGTTTTTCTACAGTATCTGTGATGTGGAATGTGATAAAAATAGTGTCATTCTGCAGGAACAGTCCAAACTGACTAAGGTTAAAATCGATATCAGATATATTGTATACACCGCGCATGACGTAAACATCGGGATCATATTTGCGATCTCTGTTTTCTAAAAATAACAGATCTTGTATGTTTGCTACGTTATCAGTGGCGTAGGTAGGAGTGCTGGGAGTATCGCCCTGTATGGATGCACCGGGCCCGATGTATCTGTGTACCAGCACATCTGTTCCGCCGACTTGGAACATTTCCCAGGCGGATCTATCTATAAAGCGGAAATCGTTGCCCTTTTCGGGTCGGTATAAACTGAGTCTTGGCATAGTCATATATTTACCGCTACGATAAATACTCGTATGAGCACATCAGACCAAGCCAAAAATTCTGTTTACAACTACTGCAAAGCCATGCTAGGCGATGGTATGGTAGACGTAGAACTAGACCCTATCCACTACGATACAGCACTTAATCGTGCTCTAGCAGTTTTCCGTCAGCGAAGCGATAACGCTGTAGAAGAAAGTTATGCGTTTTTAACCCTTACTGAGAGCACTAACGAATATATACTACCTAAAGAAATACAGCAGGTACGTCAAATATTCCGTAGATCAGTGGGATCAAGAACTGGCAACGGCACAGGTGGAACTGTGTTTGAGCCGTTCAACTTGGCCTATGCCAATACCTACTTATTAAGCAGCACTAACATGGGTGGCTTGTTAACCTATGAACTGTTTAGTCAGTACCAGGAGCTGGTAGGTAAGATGTTTGGTTCATTTATTAACTTTACATGGCATCCACAGAGTCACAAGCTGATCATACATCAACGTCCTCGCGGAGATGAATCTGTGATGCTACAGGTATACAACAGCCGACCCGACTTTGTAATCATCGATGATGTGTATTCCGGACAGTGGATCAAGGATTATTCATTGGCCAACTGCAAAATGATGCTTGGACAGGCTCGATCAAAGTTTGGACAGATTGCTGGACCACAGGGTGGCACACAGCTCAATGGCACAGCACTGATCACCGAAGCACAGGCCGAGATGGAAAAACTCACCGACGACTTGATGAAATTGGTTCCCGGCGGCAGCGGCTATACCTGGATAACTGGTTGACCTTATAACTAATCTATATTATAATTGTTCTAAAGGGGACAATTTATGATTATAGGTGTATGCGGTTTTATAGGCTCGGGCAAAGATACGGTAGCCGATTATCTAGTTAATTTTCACGAATTTCGCAGAGAAAGTTTTGCGTCGACACTCAAAGATGCTGTGGCCAGTGTGTTTGGATGGGATCGAACCATGCTGGAAGGTCGCACAGCACAGGCTCGCGAGTGGCGGGAACAAGTAGATCCTTGGTGGGCAGAACGCTTAGACATGCCTACATTAACTCCTAGATGGGTTCTACAATACTGGGGCACGGAAGTATGCCGTAAAGCATTCCATGATGATATTTGGATTGCCAGCCTAGAAAATAAACTGCGTCTCAGCAAAGATCACATTGTAATTTCGGACTGTCGTTTCCCCAATGAAATTAAATCAATCAAAGATGCAGGTGGCCAAATTGTTTGGGTGCAGCGTGGTGAGTTGCCCGACTGGTATGAGGATGCTATCAGCGCCAATCAAGGCAACAATGTAGGTCTAAACGCTATGAAGATGCGT